GTTGACCGCAAGTGCCAGTTCGAGACTCACTGTTAGCTCGATAGTAGGTACCTTTGCTCTTGATAGTACATTGGTAGAACAAACGCCAGGGGTCGCACAGGGTTTCTTAATAGAGGTATTAGACAACGGTGCTAATAAAGATTTAGTGTTTGTACAAATACCAGAAACTGGTTACGAAACCTTTAATGTAGGAAACTCGGTAATTTCTGGAAGTGCTTCTGCCACAATTAGTGCAATCGTGAATCCAGAAGTCCAAAAATATAGTGGCGACATAATTTATTTTGAAAATCGTAGACCTATTTTAAGATCGCCAGATCAAACTGAAACCATAAAAGTTATTATAGAATTTTAATTTGTATATGATACACTATACAAATAATATTCTAGAACATAAAAATCTACTAAAAATAATCTCGGTTATTATCGACTAAATATAACAAAATCACACTTTAGCGGAATTTCATTATGACCGATATAAAAGATCAATTAAAAAGTGCTCCTTACTTTGATGATTATGATTCGGATAAGCAATTCTATAGGATGCTTTTCAGACCAAGGTTTGCGGTACAGGCCAGAGAGCTGACGCAATTACAAACTATGTTTCAGTCCCAAATCGATAGAATGGGACAACACTTCTTCAAAGAAGGTGCTATGGTCATTCCTGGCATCACAACTTTTGATTCAAATTACACCTACGTTAAAATATACGTAAACAAGACGGGCGGAATTGACAATTCCATTTATTTTGTAGATGATGTTGCAATTCAAACTAATTTTTTAAATAAAGTTATATCAAGTACGACCGGCGTAAAAGCAAGAATCGTTAATTATACACCAATTGATGGAGCTGGTGTAATAAGATTATATGTCAAATATTTAACTGCCGGAACAGAGTCTAGTGGTGGATTGCAAGGTGCGTTAAAAACATTTCTTGCAAATGAAATGTTAAGTGTAGAAGATTCTGGAATACAATTAGAAACCTTAAACAATTCAAATTCGGTAATTGGTACAGGAACAGGCGCCAACATTAAAGAAGGTGTTTATTTTACTAATGGATTTTTTGCGGTTGTAAAACAACAATCTATTGTTGTTGATACTGAAAATGATAGACATACGGGAAGCATAGGATTGTCAATAGTTCAATCTATAGTTACACCAGAAGAAGATGAGAGTTTATTGGATAATGCTCAAGGTTCTCCAAACTATGCAGCACCAGGTGCACATAGATTAAAAATAGATCTAGTATTATCGACAAGACCGATTGATAAATTAACAACTACTTCCGTAACTGATAAAAATTTCATAGAATTAATTAGACTTGTTGATGGTATTCCCGCAACGCCTCCTAACAAAACAAATTATAATTTAATTCAAGACGAATTGGCCAGAAGAACATTTGATGAATCTGGTAATTACACTATAAAACCTTTTGTTGTCGTTCCTAGTGAATTTTTTAATGACGGAACTAATAGTGGCCATTATACCAAGGATATGCTCAAGAGAAGCACACCAAATGCGGCCGAATTAATAGGACAGCAATTTTTGGGAATATCCGGTTATCACGTATATAATGATGGATATTTACCTGGAGTCAATGAAGAAGCATTTCTTGCTGCCGCCGACACCAGAATGGTGTATCAAATAGATCCTGGCAAGGCATATGTTAAGGGTTATGAACTGGAAAAACTTGACAGATCCAGACTTGTGGGCAGAAAGGCTTTGGATTTTGTTACATCAAAACCGGAAATTGTTAGAACAATGAAAGGTCCATTCATTAGAGTAACAAATATTAAAGGTCTACCGATCACATTATGGGGTGAATCTACCACAACAAATCAATCCATGAAGCAAGTTTTGCTTTTTAGCAGAACAAGAGAATTTATGGAAAATTCAAGTTCACCAAAAGCACCGCCGGCAGCAGACGGTTCATTTCTAACTGGACCGACAAAAACTATAGACTCTGCATATTGTATAGGTACCGCTAGAGTTTTGTATTTTGATTTTGATGACGGAACTCCTGGTACTTCCGCAGCCGCATACAGATTGCATCTAACAGATATACAAATAACAAAAGATGATCATTCATTTGAACATGTTCAATCTATTTTTCAATCCAGTGAAGCTGGTAGTGCTGGATTTTCTTGTGATGTAATTCAATTTTCACAACCATTCGAGGGTGCTGACATAACTATAACACCCGACTCAAATTTTAGAGGTATAGCGACTGGGAATGGAACATATTGGAGAACAACTGAGTATCAACAGCTATCCAAAAATGATTGCATCATACACGAAGATTCTAATCAAGTTAAGTATCAGTATTATGTAGTAAACGCACCGTTGGACAATCAAAAGGTTCAATTAGATGCGGCCAAATCGGGCACAAAAACAAATATAACAATAAGTAGAGTCTATACTGATCTGGAAGATCAAGATGCTAGTGTTCTGTTATATGTGATTCCTAAAGGATTCATTAGATCTATAGACGAAGATAAGTTTGATTATACTGCACAAAAACTTTTTGTTAGAACGTTATCGGTATCTAACACAATAACAATCATTTTAAGTGCAGATCAAGGTGCATTTCCTTCCTATTCGCCAACTGAATGGTTCTTTTCCGATAGCGCAGGCAATACGCTAAAGGCAGAAAATGTGACTTTTAATAGTTCAACTGAAGTTGTAGTGACATTTAGCTCTTTGGTTCCTGATGGAAACATAACAGCTATTGTGCCTTGTAGAATATCGGGCGAGAACAATGCCTCGCCAAAGCAAAAAACACTAAGAACAGGTACATATCAGAATACTGGTACTCCTAGTGGTCAATATTATGTTTTAACTGATGCATTAAAAACCGATCTACAAAGTATATCATTAGGTGTTGAGGATGTAATTAGAGTAAAACATATTTACATGTCCTCTGATTTTACGACAGCACCAACCGCATCCAGTGTAGACATTGTTGATAGATATGAATTGGATGATGGACAAAGAGACTCCTTTTATGATATCGCATCGATCAAATTGAAAAGAGGCGCACAACCTCCTACCGGAAGACTTGCTATTGTTTTTGATTATTTTGAACACTCGGTCGATGGTAATTACTTTTCAATCGAATCTTATCCAGTGGGTGCAGGGTTTTCAATATCGGATATACCAAAATATACATCAACCGATTCTGGAACTTCATACCCATTAGCAGATGTTTTGGACTTTAGATCCACAAAGTCGAACTCTGGAATTTTTAATAGTAAAATATGCTACGTACCAGAAAGTGATATATTCATACAATTTGAACACTATTTGCACAGAAATGATAAAATTTATATAAGAACTGACGGTTCATTTGGCATTGTCGAAGGTGTTTCATCTTTGAAGCCTGTTATGCCCGACGATCCTCTGGATGGTATGGTTGTAGCCGAGGTAGAATTGCCTGCCTTAACTTCTGATCTAAAGAAGGTTGTTCTAACACACAGAAATAATCGCAGATACACAATGCGAGATATTGGCAAAATTGAAGATAGAATAACACAAATTGAATACTATACTTCACTTTCACTTTTAGAGAAAAATACAGAAACTCTAGTAATAAAGGACGCAGACGGCAACGATAGATTTAAAAATGGATTTTTAGTAGATAACTTCAGAGGACATGCGGTAGGTGATGTACAGAATGAAGATTATAGTTGTGCAGTAGATCCTAAAGAAGGTGAGTTGAGACCTGCATTTGTAGAAAGAATGATTGAATTGAAAGAAGTTCAGTCATATGAAACCAATCCTCTAGGGTTTACAGAAATTTCTAGCGGTAATGCAGGAAATGTGGAAAGAAATCAAATCGGTTACACGATGAAAAATGATTTGATTATGTTACCATATGAAAGTGTGGAGTCCGTATCACAAAGAATTGCTTCCGATTTTATTAATATTAATCCATTCGATGTAGTTACATTTGTTGGACAGGTAAAATTAGAACCAGAATCGGATGAATTTAAAAATACAGAAAAGTCAGAACCTTTATCCGTAAACTTTGATAATGGATTGGCCGATGCATTGACGAATCTCTCCGAAGGATTGGGAACTGTATACACTAAAGATGCTACTCAATTCAGTACTAATGTAGTTGGAACAAAAACCGAAATTGACGCTATTACTTCACCGCCTCTTCCTGGTCCAGCGTTTGGTAATGGAATGAGACCAAATCAGCAGATGCAATGGCTGAATAATAGAATGAAGAAGCAGTCGGATCTACAAAGAAGAGAAAGAGATCTAGAACAGCTTAGGGGCAAACTCGCAAGTTCTAAAGATCAGAAAGAAAAGAAAGGATTATCGAATAAGATAAAAGGAATTGAAACTGAGATTAAAAAATTAAAAAAATATATTAATGGTAGAACTACACCGCCACAGAACAAGTATCCAAGATTACAAGTTCAGGGCGAAAGAACTATTACTAGTAAAGAAACGACAGCAAGGGGTGGCGTTAAACTAAAGGTCACACCTAGCGTGATTAATCAGTCAATTGGCGAATCTGTTAAAGAAATTAATTTTGCAGAATTTTGTAGAAGTCAAATTGTTAAATTTACATTAAATGGATTTAAGCCAAATGTCAGAGTATATGCTTTTATTGATAACATTCCAGTAACACATTTCTGTATACCTTCATCTGCCGGTAAAGAAATTGTAATGTCTAAGGTCGAAAGACCTGTTTCATTTAAAGTTAGAGATGAATTAATTGAAAGTGTGAAGAATAGTTTTCCGGTGGTTTCCGGAAGTGCAAGCTCTTCGACTAATGTTGTCTATTTTAATCCGGTCATCGGAGATAAAAATGCATCCGGCGATTTTCCATTAATTGCCGATAGCACAGGCACAATAACCGGCTATCTGCACATTCCTGATGGTAAACCAATCTATACCTCTACGGGTAAAGTTTTGGAGGATTCTTCCGATAATCCTAGCTTTAAGACAGGAACTAAAGTAATAAAATTTATAGACAGCGCACAAAACATTCAATCCGATTCAGAGTCCTCAGGCTCTGCCAGATTTGAATGTAAAGGATTGATAGAAAAGAGACAAGAAACCATACTCTCGACTCGTGGTGCAAAATTATCGACAGAATATGACAATTTTGAAAAAACCATAAGCACTAGCACGGAAAATAGTTATAAATTGAACAAAGTCTGTTGGGTCGATCCGATAGCAGAAACGATAAACATAACCGATGAAGGTGGCGCATTCATAACTGGTGTAACTTTATATTTTAGGAATAAGCCTCACGTTGGTTCTGGAAGTAGATCGGTTCAATTTAAAGATAGATCCGGTTCGGCAAATCCTGTCATTCCTGTTAGTGTTGAGATCAGAGAGACTATTGCAGGCGTTCCTGGACCAAAATTAGTTCCAGGTTCAAAAACTTACTTGTATCCAAACCAAATAGTAATAAATGATATAGATGGTGATACGCCAATAGATGATCAAAATGGCAGAAACATAGGAAGATTGTATATTAGCGTGCCTGTACATCCTACAGTTAGTGAAAGTGATCCATCATTTTGGACAACAACAAATCATTATCATTATGGACCTTTTGAAACATTTTCTTCAGATCCCAACACGGAAGCAAAATGGAATACTAAAACTAGATCATTTGTCGATGGATATGGCCCACAAAGTTCAAACTTTGAAGCTGGTTTTATAGGAACTTATTTTGAATTTGATTATCCTGTATATTTACAGGAAAAATCTGAGTATGCTATAGTGGTTATGGCAAATACTCAAGACTATGAAGTTTGGTATGCCAGAATCGGACAGTCGATTGTGGGTAAAGCCGACATTATACAAAATACCGCATCATACAATGGTGTGTTTTTGAAATCCGCCAACTCTTCTACTTGGACACCAGATCAACAAGCAGATTTAATGTTTAAATTGCATAAAGCGCAATTTGATATAAGTAAAAATCCTATTGTAACTTTGGTGAACGAAAACCTGTCCTTCGACAAATTAAAGAATAATCCTTTTAAGGTGGAAGCAGGTTGTAATGTATTGAAAGTTTTCCACAAAAATCATGGAATGAGAAATAGAGTAGATGACAACAGAAAACCTAGAGTAAAAATTAGTGGCTTGGTCGAATCTGTTGGTGGAATAGATCTAAAATATATTAACACCGAGTCTTCGGATTCAGTTAGATTGTATCATGACGTAACGGTTTTGGACTATGATTCATATTCAATAGAAATTTTTGATGAAAATGGAAATCCAAAAGATGCATCAGAAACTAATTATTCGGCAGGTGGTTCTACGATATTTGCAACGGCAGACATTCAAGCCGATGAAATGACGGCAAATTTAATTGATATGAAGCTCGAAGGAACTGAAATTAATTATAATTACAGAATTACTTCTGGTTCAGGCGTACACGGCAGTGATGTAAATTCTTATGTTTTGCCAGACGTTGCAGATTTTGAAGATGTGCAGCCGGGCGAAAATGTAATATTCGAGGAACCTAAACTGATTGCAAGTGTTGCAAACGAAGGACAATGGACTTTAAATGAACCTACGATAGCTGGAATAATCACAACGCCAGGAAATATAGAAGGTTCATCAAAGAGTTTATTTGTACAAGCAACACTGTCTAGTGATAATCCAAACATTACACCTATTCTGGACATTTCTAGATCGAATTTTGGTATTATCGGAAATAAAGTTTCCGATCCTGGATTAATAGACGAATATAGAACGATTGCAGATCCAACGGATTATGTATTCTTTGGATGGAAACAAGATTCGGCAACTTGTAGTGTAACCGCAAATACAAATACAATATCTGTGCCAACACCTTCAATCTATCATGTTGGTGGTTATGTATTAGTACAAAGCGGAATCAATAAGAATTTAAGGAAAATTACAAGCATTGTTTCTAGTCAGTTGACTGTGGATAAAAAATTCACAATTACATCGCCGACTGCAACTTGTTCAAGTTCGGGATTGGATGTTTGGTCTTTTGGTGACGAAGAAGTTATGGTAGCAGAAAATGCAACTGTTTCAATTTCTGGCGACTCGTTCTCGACAAGTAATTATGCAGTAATATCGACTTTGAGTGAATTGTTTCCTGGTATGTTGCTAGGAATTAATGGAACATCAAAGAAGACCGTAAGATTAATCAGTGTTACTAGACCAGATTCAACTAGTATGACCGTGAGAGTTGACGGAGATCTTACAGGAATAGGTACTTCCGTAGATATTTCTTACTATAGAGATGTAATCACCTGTTCGAGTGATGGATTAGCAACATACACACAAGCCAGAGAAATTGGTAAATCTGTTCTGTCTTCTATGAGATCTGGACAATATGTTAAAGTTATGAATTCTACCGATAACAAAAATGATGCAACTTATGAAATTACAAAAATAAGTGAAATTATAGATTCTTCGCCAAATTACAAATTGAGAATTGAAGTAAAATATGATTCAGATTACGATCCGGCATCCGCATCATCTAATGTGACGATTTTGGGTATAGAAGATTTCTATAGTTCAGAATCGCCAACTGGACACACTGCACCTTGTAAGTATGTAACAAAGAGAATGATTCTAAGACATCCTGCTACGGCTCTTAAAGTTAGATTCTTGGCAAATGTTCAAGAAGGTCAATCTGTAGAAGCATTTGCAAAAATGTCAGGTTCGGATGAAAATGAAAAATTCGATAATGTACGTTACATCAAATTGACTCCTGTAGGAAACAAACTTCCAGGCAATTCAATAGATAGTAATACATTTAATGATTTTGAATATGAAGAAACTCTATTGTCACCATTTAGTGAAGTTGCAGTTAAACTAGTATTAACTGGCAATGATTCTACTAAACCAATAAGAGTCAAAGATCTTCAAGTTATCGCACTGGATTCATAATGACTAGATACTATAAGGTTAGAGATAGAGAAGGTCTCGTGAGAGATATGCAAAGTGGTGCTATTGTAAATGTGGATGAATCTTCTTGGCAGGCACACCAAAATGCCAAGAAGATTAGAGATAAACAAAATTTAGAAAAACAAATACAAAAGGACAAGATAAATAATCTACAGCAAGATGTTGAAAATATAAAATCAGAATTATTTGGCATGAAGGATCTTTTATTACAAGTTTTGGAGAAACTAAATGGCAGAAATTAAAGTTCCTGATTATGCTACTATAAAGCTGTGGTGGGAAAAGACAAATGAATTGGGCGTTGCCATAGGCGATCTTGATCTTTTGGACGATAGGATTAAAACTGATCCTAATTTCATTGCAGCAGCGGAACCAAATTTAGTTTCTGCAATCAATTCAATTTTCTCTACACTAGAGAATGATAGATTATTACTTGCTAGAGCAATAGCGATGAGCTAATAGGAAAATATATGGCAATAAACAGCAATTTTAAAAATGCAAATTTGAAAGATGTTGACACTTCTTGGCAAACGTTGTACACGGCGCCTAGTGGCAAGACTAGCTATTTTATTCACATTAGCGTTGCATCCATAAATGGTGGTGGACAAGTTTCGGTTAGAGTTTATGATAGTTCTGCTAGTGTGTCAACATACACCGTAAAGGGTGCACCGGTTCCGGATGGAAGTGCTTTGCCTTGTTTGATTGAAGGTAATAAGCTAGTTTTAGAACCTGGAGATTATGTTGAAGTTAAATCCGAATCCGCTGGTATTTTATTTGATGTGCAAAGTTCTTTAATAGAAGACGTAAACACATAAGGATGAAATAATGAGTTACATAGGAAATGCAAAATCGCCTCTAATTTTTGGCCCAAATACCAGAGATGATATTGTGCCCGATGGCACAAAAACAATTTTTGATTTATCACAAGAAGTACCAGGCGGTTATGAAGAAAACATAACTGTAATTAGACAGAAATACATTACAAGATCAATTGTAAAAAACACAACAAATTTAGTTTTTGAAAATAATGTTTTAGGCGACCAAATTTCAACAACAGATCAGGATTTGGCCGCAGCATTATCCAGATTTGCTCCTGGTGACTTTTTAATAGTTGCTGGACCATCTTCCGTTGATAGTTTAGGAACTTATGGCGTTACCGCAGTAGATTATAATGGAACTGATATTTCTATAACAGTCGATGGAAATATATTACCAGCAGATAGCGGCGATGTAAACGTAGAAATAATTCACGGATATTATGACAATTGGGAAGTTCTACAACCAGGAACAGATTATACAATCTCTGGTATAGGATCTTTATATAATAAACAAATTGGATTTAGTTCAGCACCAAAAGAAGAAGAAAAAATTTATGTTCTTCACAGAGGAGAAGCGACATATAATTTTGTTCCTACTGCGGGTTCTGTTGGTCCAGATCAATTACAACAAAATCTTAGAAATTTTGTAGTCGATAGATATACCGCAACAGGCTCCGAGTTTAATTTTTCACTTTCACAACCTGCAATAGATTCTAAGTCATTATTGGTTACTGTAGATGGTGCAATAGTTGATGGCGATAGCTTGGGGTTTGTCGATGGAGGTTGGTCTTTAACTGAAACTTCCGTAGGTTCTGGAATTTTTGACAGAATAACATTTGATGTTGCTCCTACTGTTGGTAAAATAATAAGAATTCTACACTTAGGATTCTCTACAGTTTCTAGAAGAGCACTATACTCGCCAAATCAAAGTGCATTAGTAGTTCCTCCTGACTCAGTAGGTTCCTATGAACTACAAAATGATTCAGTAAGCACTGCGAAATTAGTAGATGGTGCAGTCATTTCAACTAAAATTGCCGATGATGCGGTAAATGGTAATAAAATTTTACTCAACAATAATCAGGCACTAAGATCAAAAAATTCCTCTGGAACTCCTGTTGATTTGGTAAAATTGAATGCATCGAATTCTGTAGATTTAACATCACCAACAAACTTTAGTATTAATGGTGATATCATTCCAACGTCACCAAAAGATTTGGGCACTACTGCCAATCCATTCAAAGAATTGCATCTAAATGGACCAATTAAAGTTGATGAATCCGTTGTCGGTCAATCGATCACCATCGATTCGGGAAATATATCAACACCCACACTAAGCGTTACTGGTGACATAACGGTTGGTGGAGTTGTAGATGGAGTTGATATATCAGATCTAGAAGATAGAGTACAATTACTTGAGTTTGGTTTTCCTATAGGCGGTATAATACAATTTGGCGGCGAAACCGCACCTCCAGGATGGTTATTATGTGATGGTTCAAGTTATTCGTCTAGCTTGTATCCTTCACTGTATAGCGTTATAGGAGTAAAATATGGAGGTGTTACCGGAACAAGTTTCAATGTTCCAGATTTAAGACAAAGAATCCCTATCGGCAAATCCGCATCAGCACCTACGAACATTCTCGGCGCCACCGGCGGACAGTTTGATCATTTTCACGAATTGCCCGATCATACACACGACGATTCACACACTCACGCAGTTCCTGCTCATCATCACGAACACAATATATCAAATGGATCAAATTTAGCCATTACTGTAAATTCTGGTACTCATAGTACGTCAACATCACACACACATACGACATTTTTGACATCTTCATCAGAAGGTTCACATGAACATCTTCTGGGTAATGTAGGTGATACATCTGCCGTTACTAGACAAGTTTTTGCATCATCGGAACAATTAGCAATTTCGGGAATTTTACCATCCAGGAATCCTGCACACACACATGGAATATCAGGAACCACTAGCATAAACTCAGTTAATCACACACACGCTGCCGATGCAATTACAGAAACCGGTACTGGACTTGCAAATCATACTCACTCAGTTTCAACAATTGATATTGAACGTGCTGGAAACATAGGCGCATCGACTGATTATCATTTTGTTGTTGGAACGGTAAGTTTTGGATTATCGGCGGATAGAGATTTGAGAGACAATTTATCAGACTATGATGGAGATCACGATCACGATTTAACTGTAACAACTACAACAGAAAGTGCTTCACATACACACAATTTATCTTCCACGACAATAAGCACAACAGGTTCTACACACGACCATGTTGTAAGAGGTACTGTTCCAGGAACGAATTCCTCTCACCAGCATACAATAAATATTCCTGCATTTACTGGTAATAGCTCAAGTAACGGAGAGCATACTCATCCAACTGGTTCTTTCACCGGTAAGATAGGAAAGGTTACAGGGGGTGTTTCTGGAGATAGTAATATCACATCTCTAGGTAGATCTACAAATACCACAGGGCAGATTTCTGCACCGGGACCCGGAACAAGTTACTCCGCAAACCCACCATACATAGTATTAAATTATATTATAAAGATTTAAAATATGGCAAAGTATCTAGGTTCGGGAGCAGCATACGGAGTTTTTGAGAAACAAGTTATTTCTCCAGACGGTCTTACGACTGAATTTACACTAACATATCAAGTTGGACATTCATCTTCCATCTTAGTCATTAGTGATGGTGTAGTACAAGAACCAAACTTTGCATACGCCTTAATCGAAGGCGGAAGAAAAATTGCATTTTCATATCCACCACTAGTTGCAGAAAGAATTTATATTGTTTATTTGGGTAGAGAAATTTCCGTTCCTGCCGTTTCGGGAAATTATTGTTTAAGAATAAGACTAGAAGCGCCTACTTTGAATGGAACTACAACAACATTTGATCTTTCTAGTTTAGGATTCTTACCTCCTGATCTTGGACTATTAAGAGAAGAAGGTATGACAGTATTTTTAAATAAAGTACCTTTGCAGTTTGGAAATGATTGGACTTTGAATGTTTCACCAGATTTTAAAGTCGGAAATGCAATCATATTCAATTCAGCACCAAGTGGGCTTTCTATAGTTGACATTTATGTACATGCAGTAGAAAGATCTGATATCAAAACAGTGGAT